TAATATACAAAGTAAATTATACAATATATAAAGTATAATATGAATGATAGACTTAATCAAAGAGAATTAGCTTTTGTTTATAATAGAGCAAGGGGAAAGAATTTAAAGGAAAGTGTTTATGCTGCTGGATATAAGGCAAAGAGCGATAATATAGCTTCTTCTTATGGGGTGCAGTTAGAGGCGAAACTAAAGATACAAAAAGCCATTGAGAAGGAGAGACTAAATATCTTTAATAAGGAGTGCATAACTACGGAGTATGTGCTGGAGAGATTAAAAGAAGTAGCTGACAGTGGCAAAGTAGAAGCCAATAAAATCCGGGCCCTAGAATTACTCGGCAAGTACCTAGCCTTATTTAAAAGTGATATTAAGTCAGAGGATACTGAACAACGAGTATTAAATATTATCAAGTTATATGGCAAGCCATTGAATAATAATGGGTTAGAAGAAAAGCCAAATATAACATAATAATTATTATAGGAAGTTACAAGGCTAATGGACGAGTTACGGTATATTATAGATTTGATTGACTTGTGTCGGGATTGGGAGATATGGAACTAGACCCTCACCCTACCGCTAATGAATATCTATTATCTGATTTAGGTGCCCATAACCCAACACTAATTTTGAATTCGAACAAATGACCGAAGTTCGCCGTTGTTGCACTTGTTTTAAAAACAAGCAGAATACAATCAATAAAAAAATCAACAAGAAGTATTTTGATTTTTGTCTCGAGTGTTGGAAAAGTATGTTATGGACGCAAGCGGTCTTGCGTAACGGCACGAATTGGATTATTGAAAAGTTCCCAGAAAGATACACAAAATCTTCGTCAATCAGCGTAGCCGAGGTTTAAAGTTTGGCAAAAACTCGGAGAAGTTTAAAAAAATTGTTGTAACCTATTGAAATATAAAGAAGTTGTAATAAAACATCAACTTTTACATAATCTATTGATATATAAAGATTTACAAAAAACAGGGCATAGGCAGCGTAGGGTAGCCCTATTTTTAACCCATTAAGCACAAATTTGAGCATTTTATTCCTGTTTTTAAGGTTCTTTGCGGACTGGGGGCTTTGCGACTACGACAAGCTAATTTTTATGCTCTTTTTCCAGCTTGACTATCTTTGTGTCTTAAATACCCTGCGTTGGTTAAGGTTGAGGCGTAGATGAAATGGAAAGAGAAACTTGCCAATGCCGATATAAATATGTCTATGCACGCAAGGAAATACGGGTTTGCAAAGCTGGAAATTCTTTATTACGGGGAAGGAAACGGCTTGGTAAGGAAGGAAGTTGTTGAAAACCCCTGCCTCAAGGAAAAGTTTTACGATAGCGGGATAGACGAGGATTAAGGTTCTTTTTAGAAATAATTAGGTTTTAGGCGGAAATATACTAACGCCCATTTTCCAATTCTATTAGGGGATGGGCGTTTTATTTTATATGGGCAAAAGATTAAAAAAATTATATTGTTTGCTGTTCGGGCATAGGTGGCATCCCAATGGGATGCAGTGCCTAAAATGCGGGATACTCTGGTGGCAATGGATACAGAGCAATAAAGGGAGCAATGGAAAAGACGCCATTTAAGCCTCACCAGTTGCAAGAGAATATTGAATCCGACACGCATAGGTTTCGTGTGGTTGCCTGCGGAAGAAGATGGGGCAAGACCTTAATGGCTATGCACGAAATATTCTGTATGATTTTTGACGGGTTCAGGAAAACGGGCAAGCCCCAGCGTGGCTGGGTGGTATCCCCGACATTTCCCCTTGTGCGTGAGGACTGGATGGTTGCCGAGGTTCTGCTTAAAGACGCAATTACGAACAAGAAGCAGACCGAGATGAAAATGGAGTTTAACCCTTACGGCTTTATAGAGTTTAAGTCAGCGGAAAGGGAAGACGATGGTTTGCGTGGGGCGGGGCTTAATTGCTGCGTGGTTGACGAGGCAAGTCGGGTAACAAGGAAATCCTGGGAGCAGGGCATAAGACCTGCGTTGTCCGACAGGCGTGGCAGGGCGATATTCATATCCACGCCGAAGGGAAAAAACTGGTTCTATGATTTATACCGTTTGGGTCAGGAAGGAAGTTCGGAGGTAACATCCTGGCAATACCCGACTTATACCAACCCATACTTTCCCAAGGAGGAATGGGATACCATAGTCAAGACCACGCCCGAGTTGATTTTAAAGCAGGAATATCTGGCTGACTTTTTAGACGACGAGGCAAGCGTCTTTCATAATATAGCAAATTGCTTAAGGGGTTCTTTGGAGGAGGCAAGCGAGAAGGAGCAATATACCATAGGCATAGACTTGGGGCGTGCCGAGGATTTCACCGTTGCCGTTGTCATTAAAAACTCAAATTGCCAGTTGGTTGAAATTTACAGGCAGAACAAGGTTGACTGGTCTTTGCAGAAAGCCCAGATAAAGGCGTTGTGCCAGCGTTACAAGAACCATATTTGTTATATAGACTCAACCGGGGTGGGCGACCCCATAGAGGAGGATTTGCGTAAGTCGGGCATAGTTACCAGGGATTACCACTTTACCAACCAGTCAAAGCAGGAACTTGTCGAGCAGTTGATGGTCGGCATAGAGCAGGCGTTAATAGGGATACCCGACTGCGAAAAGACGAGGTTTTTAATCGAGGAATTAAAGGCGTTCACTTACGAACTGCTCCCGTCGGGGAAATTAAGATACGCAGCCCCAGAGGGCTTGCACGACGACGGGGTGATGGCGTTGGGTCTTGCGGCGATGGGGATTTCTTATATGTTCTACCATAAAAAACCCGTCGAGAACTTAATACCCGTTAATTCCCCCGCCTGGCTTGAGAGGCGTGCCTGGGATGATGAAATAAACAGAAACAACCGCCTGCCGAGAAGGTTGCGCAGGAAAATAAATGTTGAACTTGCATTCAGTTAAGGGGGTGAAAAAGATGGCGAAGCCTAAAAAGGAAACCGAGCAGAAAGAATTAAAAACGGAAGAACAAAAGGGGGAAAACAAGAATATCATTGTTGACCACTGCATTATCAAAGAGGACAAATAATATGATACGCATAAGCGAACAGGATGTTGCGAAATGGCGGCTTGAAATAGAGCAGGGCGAAAAATTCAGGGATGACGAACTCGGCAAGAACACATATTCCGAGATTACCAAGGCGGGCGAAAACATTGATTATTTTGAAAACGGGGTTTCGGGTCGCCTTGTCCAGGATTACAATCTTGACCTAAGGAATGTCCCATTGTCCACCATAAATGTGATATTCCCCATTGTTAAAAATGTCATCCCGACTCTTTACTGGAAAAACCCCTATATCGTGGCATTGCCGAAAAGGTCGCAGGATGAGGATTCCGCCCCCTATGCGGGAGCATTGCTGAATTATTATTACGAAGAATTGGATATAAAGAACATAAACCGCCAGATAATCTTTGACGCTTATGTCATAGGGCAGGGTGTTTGCAAAGTCGGATACACCACGAAGTTCGGGACTATCCCCTCGGAGGAAAGCATTAAGCAGGAACAGAAGGAACGCAGGAAAAATATTATCCAAAAGACAAAGGAAATGCTTGGCTTGGCAAAACCCAAAGAGGAAAAGGAAGTCCAGAACCCCGAGTTGAACGAGTATATCAGAAGCGAAAGCCCTTATGTTGTTTGGGTCAACCCGTTTGATTTCATCATAGACCCGATGGCTAATTCCATAGAAACCGCCCGCTGGGTAGCGCAAAGGATTACCAAGTTGTTGAAGAATGTGAAAGAGGACTCCAATTATTCCAACACCTCAAATCTTGAAGGCTCGCCCGTTCCCGAAAGCATCACCAAAAAAGTTCCTGAAACCCAGATAGACGATTTTAAGACCATTGATTTATACGAAATCCACTACAAGACCGACGAAGGCATAAATATTCTTATTCTCGCCAAAGACGGTTCTGACTACAAGGCGTTGCGGCACGAAAAATCGCCCTACGAAATGGATGGTTTCCAATACGAGATACTGACTTTTAATAAACATAACCACAGGTTATACCCAAAATCGGATATTGATATTGTAAAGGGCTTGCAGGACAGGATTGCCCTGACATTTGACAGCATATTAGACCAGATAGACAAGTATGTCCCGAAGATTTTCGTGGATGAAACCGCACTTACCGCCGAGGGTTCAAGGACTTTAAGGGACGGCGAGATAGGAGCGATAGTCAAATGCAACAAAAACCCCAACGAGATAGTCAAGGAAGCGTCTTTCCAGCAGTTAAAGGGCGATTTATCCATATTCATAGATAAAACCCTTGAAGTGATAATGCTTGAAACAGGGCTTACAAAGACGCAACTGATGGGAATGTCTAACGCCCAGACCGCAACCGAAGCCCAGATAGAGCAATCGGGGCAGAATTTAAGGATTTCCGACAAATTTGACCTTGTCGCCTCGTTTGCCACCAAACAGGCGAGGAAATTATGGCAGGTAATACAGCAATTCGTGGATATGCAGGAGGTTGAGCTTATTACCGGGGAAAAAGGCATTGACGATGTTACCGGGTTGCCTAAATTTGACTGGTTAAAGCCGATAGACAGCGTTTTAGAGGAAAAACTTATCAAGGGCGAATATAAATTCAGGATTGAGATTTCCTCTATGGAAAAACCCGACTTGCCTGTTTTGCGTTCCCAGGTTGAACGCATTGCCGGGCTTATAGCACAGCAGGGGGTAATGGAGGCGTTCCAGTTGCAGGGTTACAAAATAAACCTTGCCGAGTTTGCCAAGAGATATTTGCAGTTATTCCCCTATGTGTTCCCCGATATTGGCAAAATCATTCAGCCCATAGGACCGAACACGACAGGGCTTATTCCTCCCCAGTTGCCGCAACCGACAGGGGGTATGGGAAAGATAAACACGCAGAACTCGCCGCAACCGCCGAATATCGCCGATATATTATCGGGGCAGGCCGGCGAAAAAGGTATGGGAATAGGGATTGCTTAATGGCAAGATATTTATGGGACGAAAAAGTCCATAAGTTAGTTGAGTTAGAGGGAACGCCTAAAGACCCTAACCGTGGGTTAAACGGACCCGTATGGTTTCCCAAGGGCGGGCATAAGTATTTTGACAAGGCACTACAAAGGGAATTTAGTTCTTTGGACGAAAAGAAGGCGTATATGCGTGAACACAAGTTAATACAGCAAGCCTCGGACAGAGAGGGGGATACGAATTGCCCCGAGGCGGGCTTGGGCAAGCGGATGTATTTCATTCCAGGCGTAGCAAGAAAAAGCAAATATTACAAATATAGATAAATATTATGATGAAAGTATTTTGTGATAGTTGCGGAAAGGAAATCGGAAAAAATTTTTCAGGCGATATTTTTGGATTTGATTATTGCGGCGATGTCCTTTGCGAAGCAAGGTTGGTATTAAGGGCGTCAAAGGAAAATTACGCAAAGCCATATTCAAATTTAATACCAACGGAAGAACAAATAAATAAAGCAAAAAGGGAGGTGGAAAAATGGGAGTAAGCGGAAGCGGAACACCAGCAAGAAAAGGCAACATCGGGGCAAGGGCGGACGGCACAAGGGCGGGGGCAAAAAGCACAAGGCAATACACCGAAAATAAAACCCCGAAGGAAAGAACGGCAAGTTTAAAACCCGGCAGGGGAACAACTAATCCCGTTAAATAGGAGAATTTATGCCTTTTAAAAGCGAGGCTCAGCGTAGATACCTGTGGGCTAAAAAACCCGAAATAGCAAAGAAATGGACGAAAAAATACGGGTCTAAAATAGTCAAGAAAAAGAAACAGGTCAAGAGCAATTAAATGCGTAATGGCGAACCTACCTGGAAAAAGAGGTTTGGTCCGTTCCTTCTGAACTTGGATGATTTGACCCAGATTTCATTTCCTCGTGATGGCGGCAAGGCGGTTACTTTGTTAACCGAGGATATAAGGGTTAACGGGATGAAAGACCCCTTGGAGATAAATTTACTTTTGGAAGAAACCCTATGGCATCAGTTAAGGATATTCCAGGGAAACCAAAGAATACAGGCGTTAAGGAACTTGGGGATAAAACAAGCCCCGTGTTATCTGACGATAGAAGGTTATCCCGACAACGAGGGTTTGGGAAAAACGATTACATCGTTGTTTCTTTCTATACCGACAATTACGCAGACATTGTAAAAGATTTAATAAGTTCTTTGAAAAAGTTTAATCTTCCTTATGAAATTGACAGGGCAGAGGATAAGGGCGGTTGGTGGGAAAATACTTCTATGAAACCCGCCTTTATCAAACAAAAGTTGGAAAAACACAAGAAATGTGTGGTATGGCTTGATGCCGACGCAATAGTGAAACGCTACCCGTTTTATTTTGATTTCATTGAGGAAGATGTGGCTTTTTACGATGAGAACATTTATACGCCATCAAGGGATACCGTTAAGTCGGGGACGGTATTTTTAAGATATACGCCAGTGGTTTTAAGGATGGTTGATGCATGGGTCAACCGCACAAGGATATACCCGAATAATTGGGAACAGGCGCATTTAAGAAGCGCCGTAAGGAGTTTTTACCAAGAGGCAAAGATTATGAGCGTCCATTATTTGCCGGATAGTTATTGTTATATGGACGGTATTACCAAAGTAGGAAACCCGGTTATTTACCATAAGCAGGCAAACAGGTTATTCAGGAGATTTTAATGTCATTACAGGAAAGTTTAATTAACCAGATAGGGCAGGTAAAAGACGGAAATAATTATTTGATGCAGGCGATTATGTTTCTTTTACTGCATACCCTACAAATGCAAGGAGAACAGAAAATTGAAGAAAAAAAAGAAGAAGCAAAAGAATACACGCTTGACCAAGCGTTTGCGGAAAGCGAAGGGTTGAAAAAAATAGCCACGGGGCAACACCCGATAAGAATGATACCATCACCGAGTTAAGGGGTTTGGCATAAACCTTTGATTATGCCCGTTCATCGCCGTTAAGATGTAAAAGGAGAAACAAATGCCAGATAAAGCAAAGGATGTATCGGAGAATTCATCCACTCCATCGGCGTTAGAAGGAGCAATAGCCTCCTCGCCAGAGGTGCAGCAAGAGGCACAACAGCAGGCTCAGGAAGCGCAGTCCCCAACTGCGGAACAAGGGGTAGTTCAAGAGCAAGCCGAAGTGCAGGAAGAAGAAGGTCGGATACCTTATTCCAGGTTTAAGGAAAAGGTCGATGAGGCGAACTGGTTGAAACAGCAACTTGAGTTAAGGTTGCAACAGGAACAAGCCCAAAGGCAATTCCAGCAACCAACCCAAAATCCTTATGCCGGTATGACACCGGAGGAGGAACGCTTTTGGCGGGCAGTCGATGAAAGGGCAAGGAAGATAGCGCAGGAGGAAACCAAACAGATTTCCCCGATGCTTGAAGCGGGAGTGCGGGAACTTACGAATATGAAAGTTCAGCAATTCCGCCAAACACACCCCGACATCAAGACTAACTCGCCAGAGGAAATGGAAATAGCCCAAAGGATTAAGCAGGGTTATACTCCCGAGGATGCGTATTGGTCGGTAATGGGACCGAGGGGGATAAGGGTAGCCGAGGAAAAGGGAAAACAGCAGGCTAAACAACAGATAGCGGCTAAAAAAGCGGCGAATGTGGAAACATCGTCAGGCGTTCCCACGCAGGCGCAGGTAAAATCAACCCCGACTAAAAAAAGTTTTCGGGAGGATTTCCTGCGTAATTTTCAACTTGCCGAAGAAGGAAAACTTTAGACCGCTACAAAATGAGAGGGTAATTTTTTATGAACACATCTTTTGATAGGGTTGCTACGGTTACTCTCCAGAATCACGGCAAAGAGATATTTGACAATATCACCACCAATAACGCCCTTTTGTATATGCTTAAAAAGCGGGATAATATTAGGGTAGTTAGCGGCGGTAGAGCATTGACGCATCCTCTTTACTATTTGGTAAATACAAGTTTCAAATCCTATGCCAAATTGGATGTTATTGACACTCCGATTATGGATGACATAACAAGGGCGGAATATCCAATCAAGACCGTTGCGGGTTCTTTGGTTATCTCAACGGTTGAAGAAGCGATGAACGCCGGCGATAGGGAAAAGTTGCTTGATTTAGCAGATGAAGTAAGGATGGCGGCGGAACTCTCGATGTCGGAAGTTCTGGGAGACCAGGTTTGGAAAGATGGTTTAGCGGATAAGGATTTTGACGGATTACAAAATCTTGTTTCCGATACTCCTTCCACCCAGACCGATGTAGGCGGGATAAACCCAAGCAGTTATTCGTATTGGAGAAATCAGGTTGATACCAACACTGTTACCAGATTCAATACGAGCAACGAAGGTTTAACCGCAATGAATTCTTTGTTGAATAGCTGCACTTTTGGTGCAAGAGGACCGAGGTGCGTTATTACGACAAAGACGGTTTATGGTTTATACGAGATTGGCTTAACAGGTCAAATCCGCTATGCGACTACCGAATTAGCGGATGCCGGGTTCTTGCATCTCGCATATACCACGATGCCGGTTTTATTTGATGACAACTGCCCGTCGGCTCATTTATATATGGTCGATACGGACAGTCTTTGGTTGCAGGTTCTCTCAAAGGGCAATATGGAAGTTACGCCTTTTCAACCGAGCCACAACCAGTTATCAAGAACCGCATTGATGTATTTAATTGGCAATTTAACCACTGGTTCTCGCAGAACCAATGGCGTTATCACAACCATTTCAGGATAGGAGGCTAAAATGATGAAGAAATTATTGCTCATCGCTTTGGCAGTCTTATTCTCTTATGGAATTGCCAATGCGACAGGAATACCCCAATCAGTTGACCCAAAGAGTTATCCAGTGGTATGGACTGAAACCGTGTATAACGGTACTACTTCAACTATCCCGTCCTGTTATGTGGTGGAATGGGATTTTGATACATCAGATTCCAATGCAGGAACAGTATATGACGATACATTACCCTGGGTAAAAAAATGCGATGGTAATGATGATGTTTGGACAGCAGGCGTTGTCCCGATGGGGCAAGATATTGCCAGTGGTTCAACAGGACAAATTGTTATCAAGGGTCCGGCTGTTGTATTCAGGGGAAGTCAGGGAACAGCTCTGACAGTGAACACGATTTGCGCTTCATCCACAAACGGTTATGTTGAGGATGAAAGTATTTCAGGCGGCGATACAGCAATGTTGGGCGTGGTTATCAAGGCTTCTGCGGCAGGAAACGATATTGGCGGCGATGCCGATGCCGATATGTCGCTCATCTATGTTAACCCGACTACTTGTGCAAATTAACAGCAACAAATTGGGCGGAGCAATCCGCCCTTTTGTCTTTATTATGAGATATTTATTTATTATTTTACTTTTGTTTTTGGCTGGTTGTGCATCTTCTTTAAAGTTTTACCCGGAAGGAAATATGATGGGACACGGCGGTATGGCTTATGCTTATTATTGGGGAAATGCGGTTTGCCACAAATGCCGTAAGCCAACCACGACCTTTAAAATAGATAATAAGAATAGGAAAATCTGCTGGCGTTGTTACGAAAAGTATTATAAATGACATATTTATTTTTGGTGCTTCTGTGCGGTTTGCCTTGGGCTAATTTCCTCCTGAATAAATTCGATATTTGGCACGCACAGGGAATGTTTTTCCAGTTCGGGATTTTGCTTTTATTCTGTTGGTCGTTCATTGAAAAGCCGAAATATAATTTTATCCAGAATAAACCCCTCGCATCGCTTATTTTGTGGATGGGGATTATCACGGCGGTGGTATGGGGTCAGGTTTTGGTTGACAGGCAGACATACGCCATAAAGATATTTCTTCCGTTTTTTAATTTCCTGTGTTTTATGTTTTTTTACAAATTAAGCGTGGAATATCTGGATACCGAGAACATAGAACGGATATTAAAATACCTGTCTTATAGCGTAATTGTGATTTTGTTTTATTGCGTATTACAAAAGTTAAATTTAGACCAGTTTTATACTGCGGTCTTTGATAAGGGCGGACTAAATTTAGGGCATATAGGGGACGACGCATTGGTCGGGACAATAGGCAATTCCTCGCACTTGGCGGGTTATTTGGCGTTATGCCAGCCGTTGTTCTTTAATAAAAAGGGAGTTTTCCCGTTACTGCTTTTATGGACAATAATTTTATTGACCGGTTCTTTGTCGGGAGTTTTGGGCGGGGTAGCGGTTCTGTTGTTCTGGCTAACAATGAAAAAGAAATGGGCGTTATTATGGTCATTTTGCGTAATCTCTATAATCTCCATTATATTGCTATGGATTAAATACCCAGTTTTCTTTTCATTGTCTGGAAGAATGGGTTTCTGGAAGATACTTTGGGGCAAGTTCTTTATAAAACCCATTACGGGCTGGGGCTTGGGGACTGTGGGGGCTTGGCAAATAAAAATACAAGGTTCAAATTGGCGGCACGCACACCAGGAATATTTGCAGATGGCGGTTGAAATAGGCTTAATAGGCTTGGGGATAATCTTTTGGGGCATTTGGGAATATTTCAGGGTATTCTGGAAAGCAAGGAAAAACGATTTGGCGATAAGATTGGCTTCAATATTTACAGGTTTTTTGGTGTTAAGTTTATTGAATTTTCCAGCGCATCTTTGGCTTACGGGTTCTATGGCGATAATCGGATATGCCTGGATTTATACAATTCATAACGAGGTGCTAAATGGCGGTTAAGACAAAAAAAGAAATCCGTGACGAGGTAAAGAATACCACAAGAGAAACACAGATAGACAGTTATATAAACGAATATATAAATTTTACCCTTAGCGAGATGAATGACCCTGCCTGGGCTTACGAGCAGATGGGCAAGGGTGGATATAATCACTTATGGACTTTTTTAAGGCGTAAGGCGACATTGTCCATATCCGCCGAAACCGCACAACTACCACGGGATTTGGACAAGATTTCGCTTATCCGCCAGACTGACAGCCCCTCAAAACTCGTTTATGTTCCAGATGAGATATTTTATCGTTATATTCCCAATCCTACCGCTACAGGAAGCCCTTTTTATTACAGGTTGTGGGAGGAGGAAGGCGTATCCACAAGGCTTGCCGAAGCCGATACGATTGATATAATTTCATCCTCAACTTCCGATACCTCCACTTATAAAATTTCCATTGTCGGTTACAATTCAAACGGTTATATCCAAAGTGAGGAATTGAACCTTAACGGGACAACCCTTGTTAACGGAACAAATACTTATGTGGCAAACAAGCCGTTAAGGATTTCCAAGTCCGCAAAGACAACTGGTTATATTACAGTTACCGAACATTCTGGGGGGACTACATTGGTGGTTTTAGGACCAGAGGAAAGAACGGTAAGGGCAAAAGTCATAGGCATATATCCCATAGTAACCACGGCGACTTCTTTGTATCTTGAATATTATACAAGGATTAGGATGTTGGAAAACGATACTGATGTCCCCGACATAGACGAGAAATGGATTTGGGTGGTCAGGCTTGGGACTATGGCGAAAGTTTATCAATACCAGAATAAGGAAAGTTTATTTAATACCACGCAGGCGATGTATGCAGCAGGCGTTAAGTCTATGATTAAGGCGGATATGCAAGAACCAGATTACCTGCCCCATTTTAAAAACCACAACATTCCGCACGGTGGTATTGTTGAATTTGGGGAGGCAACTTACGGAACTAAATTTGGGATAAACTTCTAAATATATGAAAAAATTATTTCTTACACTACTTTTATCATTATCTTTGGTTTGTAATGCAAATGCACAGGAACAAGCAAAGACATTTCCTGAACAGGGATTGCAGGTGTTTTTAGGACTTGACGATACTTCAAGTCCGCCTATCGTAAAGGACGGGCGTGCGGCGGCAATACAAAATATCACACTTGATAATACAGGGCAGGCGTCAAAGCGTTATGGCTACGCTTTTTACAGCATCCTTGATACAACTGACTTGGTTGACTCTTACGAGGCGGTAACCGGTCTGTATGAGTTGTATCTTTCAAGCGGGACAAAGTATAAGTTGGCGACTTGCGGAAGCAAGTTATTCTCGGTTTCAACCGCAGGGGTAAAAACAGACATTACTGGTTCGGCAACTATTACCGAGGGGCAGAATTATCAGTTTATCTGGACTTCGGCTTTGGATTACGCCATAGGGACAAACGGGTATAATCCGCCCTTAAAGACAAACGGGGTAACATCTTCTGCTTTAAGTTTTACTGGGCTGTCATCTGCGGTTACAAAGGCAAAATGCGTGGCGTGGTGGAAGAATTACCTGATATTCGGCAATACTACGGAAGGTTCTACCGCCCATACCACAAGGATACGCTGGTCTAATGTCGGGACTATTGAAACCTGGTCGGATAACGATTATGTGGATATTGCCACGAAAGGCGGTCAGCAGATAGAGGCGATGGCTACCCTGTATGACGATTTGTATATTTTCCTTACCGACTCGATATATAAGGTTTCGTTGGTCGGCGGGGACGAATTGATAAATGTCGGCAAGGTTTCTGAGGGCATAGGCTGTATCGCCAAGAACTCTGTTAAGACTATCGGCATAGGAAATTCCGAGGGGATTATATTTTTATCAAGGGACAAGACAATAAACTTCCTTGACGGCGTCAAGGTTACGGACATTTCCTCGCTTATTGAAACTACCACGGATGACCTATATGCTTCAAGGTTGCAGTATGCGGTGGCGGTGGACGACAGGGTAAATTCCCATTATTACCTTGCCGTAACAACGGGTGCGGTTGATGACAATAATTTATTGCTTGATTACCATTACGGCATAGGCGAGTGGTCAAAACATACCCAGATAGACGCAAACGCAATGTGCATTGCGGATGACGCAAATTCCATACCGCAAGTTTATTTCGGGAATTATTATTCGATTGTCTATAAGATGAATGATGCAGATTTATATAGCGATTGTGCGGGTGAAACCGGAATTGTTGACGCTGTCGATAGCAACTGGTCGGATACCGAAAGCGGAGTTCAGGTTCTTTATGATTCTTCCGCAACCTTGACTGATGTTACCGGGGCAATCGTCAGGATAACATCAGGCACTGGTTCTGGCGAGGAAGCGGTCATTGTCGGGATTATGGATACTTATGTTTCGGGCTCACAGGTTTTATATAGCAATTCTGCGGTAACCGGCATACTTGTTTATCCGACATTTACCACTACGCCGGATTCGACTTCGGCGTATTCCATAGGCGACATTCCGGCATATTATACGACTAAATGGTATGATATGGGTTCTTCTCCGTTACGGAAGAATTATGGGGAAATTTTCGTATGGTCAACTACGGCGACCTCGGCGACTATGCAGGTTTATTACGCAACCGATTTTTCAAGCACCATAGAAAGTTTGGACTTGGCTTCTACCGCAAGCGGTTCTTTATGGGGAACGGCGATATGGGGAACGGATACCTGGGCGGGAATGGCGACATCATTGACAAGGTTGCCCCTGAATGTTTCAGGCAGGTTTATCAAGTTTAAGTTTGATGAACCATCCATTGACGAACCGATGGATTTAATGGGATATGCGGTCATCTATTGGGGGTTGGATTCATTTTGAAAAAACTTATTTTAATAATAATCATAGGATTTCTTTTATTGACCAATGCTTATGCTTTAAGGATAAACAAGCCGGTAAGAATTACCGACTTTGACCATAATGCGTTGGTAATAATAAACGACGCTCTTGAGAAATTATGGGATATTACCAACGGAAGGTATCAACCGGATGTAAGGTATGACGACATAAGGATTGCCGGACTTGCGGTAAAGACAAATGCCACCGCCCCGGATTTAATCGCCTTCGCCCCGGCAACAACAAACCTATTGGTATATGGATTTAATGGTTCAGCCACTACCGAACAGGCATATTTTACGATACAACTTCCGCACGGATACAAAGAAGGAACTAACATTCATCCCCATATCCTCTGGACGCCTATCGACACCAACACGGGAACAGTGGTTTGGTCTTTGGAATATACTTGGGCGAATACCGATGGGACTTTTTCAGCCCCCACAACGATAAATTCTACCGCATTGCAGGCGGGGGGAACGGCGTGGGTAAGCAAATATTCGGATTTTGACGACATAGACGGAACCGGAAAGAAAGTTTCAAGTATGCTTGTTTGCAGGTTATTCAGAAATCCGGCAAACGATACGTATGAACAAGACGCCGCATTATTGGAAATTGATTTTCATTATCAGATAGATGATTTCGGGAGTAAATATGAACAAAGCAAATAGGAGTAATTTATGAGAAAGATATTTTTTGCATTATTGGTTTTTGGTTTAGCAGCGAACCTCTACGCCGCTCCACCTTCACGGACTTACACCTATACTACTGGAGAAATTATTGACCCCGCAAAAGTTACCCAGAATGAGGATAATATTTATAATTATTTGACTATTGGCGTGGATACTTTTAGGGACGGAACTATTGTGGATGCGGATTTGTCAAACACAGCCGCCATATCCTATTCCAAGTTATCTTTGAATAATTCCATAGTCAACGCCGATATATCAACATCCGCCGCCATCGTATATTCCAAGTTATCGCTGGGAAGTTCCCTTTTAACAGGCGATATAAAGGATGGGGAAATCGTCAATGCGGACATAAACGCTTCTGCGGCAATAGTAGATACCAAATTAGCCCAGATTACAACCGCAAGCAAGGTTTCTGGTGCTTCGGTAACATCTTTATCAAGCATTCCTTCTGGGGCGGGGCAAGTTCCCGTTGCCAATTTGGGGACAGGCACAGGTTCATCAAGCAATTTTTTAAGAGGGGATGGTAGTTGGCAAACGGTATCCATTACAAAGGCGTCTTTGGGGTTGGATAGCGGTAGCGTTGCCGTTAATGCGACAAGTTCCGCAAATGTTAATTTTAGTTTTACATATAATTCCGCCCCCATTGTAGTAGTAAGCCAATATTATCCAAGCGGGATACCGCCCACTAATGATTGTTATGTAACCGCAGTTTCGACGACTGGGTTCACTGTTTATAATAGCAACGGCGTTAATACCACAATATACTGGATTTCAATGGGAACACCGAGTTAATTATGCTTGAAGTTATAAGAAACAGTTGCGGCGATATTTTGGCTTGCCTTGAATGGTATTTGGTGAACTCAGACGGGACTTGGAATGAGAAGGGGGAATTCGTCTGGATAGAACAATTAGAGATTTCCTCGTCGGTGAACGGCAACGGCATCGGGCTTATAAAACAATTCATAAAGAAAATAACCGACCAAGTCCCCTGGGCTAAGGCTGGGTATTTTAAGAGGTTAAAATATGATGAACGGATTAGGTTATATTCAAGGGACAGATGGATTAAGTTATTAAAATAGGAGGAAGTTATGGGCGGAACAAAAACAACCATTCAGGCAGCACCCACTACACCAGCGCCTTCAGCAAGCGAAACTGCAGCATCGCAATTTGAGGCACAGTTAAAATATAATCCACAATTATACGAGCAATATGCCAAAAGTTATGCCCAATATCTTCCGCAGGTTACGGGAACGGAAATGGCGGTGCAACAGCAGTATGCTCCGCAGTTGAAAGCACTTCAGGAGCAGATGTATCCCCAGCAAACCCAACTGACCGAAGCGTTGGCGGGACAGGCGTTACAAAGGTTTCAAAATCCTTTTGGCTATACGCCAGAGGAACAAGCGGCGTTGGATGCCATAAGGGGTAGGCAACAGGAGCAACTTGTAAGGGGATTAAGGGAAAGGGCTAACCTTGGGGGCGGGCTTTATGGCGGCAGGGCGGCAGACACGGAACAAAGGGCGTTGACCGAAATGCAACAGGCATTTGCCGAACAAGATATAAATAGAAGACTTATGGCTGGGCAACAGGCGTTGCAATATGCGACCCCTGTTTTACAGATGCAATATCCGCAGGTTTCTCCGGCTCAATACCCGCAATACTGGCAAGGTGCAGTTCCGAGTGCGGATGTATTATATCAGGCAATGGCTCAAGCCAAACAGCCCCAGTATTATACAACGGGAGGGGGAAGAAGTATTTTGGGTGGTGCTTTAGGTGGTGCAATGATGGGGGCAAGGTTTGGTCCTTGGGGTGCTTTAGCAGGGGCGGGATTGGGAGCTGGTGCAAGTTATTTTTAGATAATAAAT